GGCTGGGAAGGCCAGCGCCGCCTCGGCAGCAAGGCTATCGAATACGCCTTCGCCGTCCTGCCGCCTGAAACCCAGGCCGCCCTGCTCGCCGCCCAGGTCAACGACCCTGCCGCCAAGGCACCCGAGGCACCGCCTGCGCCCGTAGCGAAACCGCAACAGCGTGACACCATTTCAGCGTCACGCCTGAGCGATTCGCAGCGCTCCGTAATGACGGCGCGCCTGGCTTTCGTGCGTGAAATCGAGCGCATGAGCCAGCTGGTCACCCAGCAGCGCGCCATCGAAACACTGGTGAGCCTGGCCAGGACTGGCGAACTCAGCTCCTACCTGGAAGAGCGCGTCAGCCGCGCCAACGACCGCAAGACCGAAGACCGCAGTCTTTCCGAGCGCACCCTCAAGCGCTGGCTGTCGGACTACCGCAAGCACGGTGAAACCGCCCTCGCGCCGGCTCGGCGGCAGAAGGACATGGGCGTACCGGATTGGGCCGCCGACTTCCTACGCTGCTTCCAACGGCCGACCAAGCCCAGCGTCGAAGCCGCCTATGCCGAGTTCGCCGGCAAGTGCCAGGACGAGCGCCCGAGCATCCACCAGGTGCGCCGCTTTCTCAACAAGCTGAGCCCGGAGGCCCGCGAAACGGGCCGCCGCACACCACAGGAACTCAAGGCCCTGCAGCCGTTCAAGCGCCGCAGCACGCAGAACCTGCTGCCGGGCGACGTCTACACGGCCGACGGCCACAAGTTCGACGCCGAGGTGCTCAACCCGCGCACCGGCAAGCCGTACCGCCCGGAGACCACCACGGTCATCGACGTGGCGACCCGGCGCATCCTCGGCATCAGCGTCGGCGAGGCCGAGTCGACCATCGGCGTCATGGACGCCCTGCGCGACGCCGTGCAGCGCGGCGGCATGTTCGACATCTTCTACGTCGACAACGGCTCCGGCTTTGCCAACGACACCGTGCGGGAAGTGGTCGATCGTCTCGGCGGCACCATGACCCACGCCCTGCCCTACAACAGCCAGGCGCGCGGCCTGATCGAACGCGCCCACCAGACCGTATGGGTCAACGCCGCCAAGAAGCTGCCCAGCTACATCGGCGCCGACATGGACAAGCACGCCGGCACCAAGGTGCACCGGCTCAGCCGCAAGCAACTACGCGAAACCGGCAGCACCCGGCTGATCCCCGCCTTCGGCGAGTTCATGGCCGGGGTCGAGTACGAAATCGAGACCTACAACAACCGCCCGCACCGCGGCCTGCCCAAGGTGCGCGACCCGCACACCGGCAAGCTGCGCCACCAGAGCCCGAACGAGGCCTGGGAAGCCGCCCGTGCTGGCGGCTGGGAACCCCTGCTGGCCCCGGCCGAACTAGTCCATGACCTGTTCCGCCCGCAAGTCATCCGCAAGACCGTGCGCGGCGAGATCGCCTGGGCCAACCAGCGCTACTTCCTCGGCGAACTGCGAGAACTGCACGGCCAAGAGGTCCGCATCGCCTACGACGTGCGCGACGCCTCGCGCATCTGGGTTCGCACCCTGGAGGGCGAGCTGCTCGGCGAAGCCCTCATCGACGGCAACGCCAGCGATTACATGCCAAAGCCACTTATCGAGCAGGCCTACGAAAAGCGCGAACAGGGCCAGATGGCCCGCGCCCTGGACAAGCTCGAAACCCTTACCGGCAAGCGCGTCGAGCTGCTGGCGCCAAGCAGCGCGCCGAGCGCCCAGCTCAGCCACGAAGAAATGGCCGCAGCCCGCCAACACGCAGCCCAGCAGATCGAGCAGCTGAGCACCTTCCAGCTACCCGGCGACAGCGTCGCCCGCTACCGCCTGTGGAAGCAACTCGACGCCCGCGTGCGCGACGGCGGCGAGCCGCTGAGCGAGCACGAAGCGCGCTGGCATGCCCATTACCCAAGCCGCAGCGAGTTCACCTCGATGCGCGATTTGTTCGACGCGGACCAGAGCCAACAGGTCCAGGCGTAACCCACCGGCCTCGGGGGAGGCCAACAAGGAGAGCAGTAAATGAGTGTGACCAAGATCGTACCGCTGACGAACGTCGGCCTTCTGACCAGCGCCATCGAGCGCGCCCAGGCACGCCCGCTGGGTCTGCCGGGGCTGATCGCCATGTACGGCCCCAGCGGCCTGGGCAAGTCGGTCGGCGCCGCCTGGGCGGCCAACCGCTACCGGGCCTACTACGTCGAGTGCCGCGATACCTGGACCAAAAAGGCCTTTCTGCTGGCCGTGCTGCGCGAGATGGCTATCACCCCGGCGCGCAACATGTCGGAGATGGTCGACCAGGTGGCCGAGCAGCTGTCGCGCAGCGGCCGCCCGCTGATCGTCGACGACGTCCAGTACCTGCTGGACAAGGCCGCCGCCAACATCCTCACCGACATCTACAACGCCAGCCAAGGCACCCTGGTGCTGATCGGCGAAGAGCGAGTGCCGGCCAGCCTGGCCAAACTGGAACGCCTGCACAACCGCGTGCTGGAGTGGGTGCCAGCCCAGCCGGCCACCCTGGAGGACATGCAGACCCTGGCCCGCTCCAGCTACCCGGAACTTGCGCTGAGCGACGACCTGCTCGAAGACCTTCGCGATGCCGTTCGGGGCTGCCTGCGCCGCGTCGCGGTCAACCTCTACCGCATCCAGGGCGAGGCCGAAGCTATCGGCCTGCAGGCGGTCAACCTGGCGCAGTGGAAGCAACTCGGCCGCGCCTGGTTCACCGGCGAAGCCCCGGCCCGGAAGCGTGGCTAATGGCAGTCGGTCGTAGGCCAATCAATCTGGAAATGAACGGCCTCAAAGACAATCGGCAGCGGATATGGGAAGTCCTGCGCGCCGAAAAGCGTGATTTCACCGCGCAACACATCGCCTGGATGGTCGACCTCGATCTGGAGACCGTCCGCTATCACCTCAACGCATTGAAACGTGCCGGCTACATCGAAGCCGTCAGTACCAAACCTCTGCGCGGTGCCGAACAGTTCCTGCGCCTGGTGAAGGACTGTGGCGTGGAAGCTCCGTCCGTCACCCGCAAGGGCACGCCGCGGCTCAGCGGTCTCGGGACAGAAGCCATGTGGCGAACCCTGCGCATCCTCGGCGAGATCAGCGCGGAGGAACTGGCAGAGCAGGCGTCAGCCTCGGTGCCAACCAGCCCGAAGACGGCCTACGCCTACCTGCTCTGGTTGCAGCGCGCAGGCTACGTGACCGCCATCGCGCCGGGCAAGAGCGGGCCCAACGGCAAGTGCGCGCGCTACCGCCTGCTGCCCGGCAAATACACCGGCCCCAAGCCGCCGATGGTGCAGCGCAACGGCCAGCTGTTCGACGCCAACCTGGGCGAAGTCGTCTACATCCACCTGCCAAAGGCCAACCCGATGGAGGGTGCCCGCGTATGAGCCAGCCAACCGAACGCCTCAGCGCCTGGGGCGCCGAGCCTCCCCTGTGGGTGCGCCTGCTCGATACCGAGGTGCAGCGCACCAACATCACCGCCGCCGCCAAGCGCATCGGCATGAACCGCGCCACCGTCAGCACCGTGCTGCGCAACTGCTATCCGTCTAACAGCACGGCCGGCGTGGAGCGCCGCGTGATGGACGCCCTAGGCCGGCTCGACTGCCCGGCCCAGGGCGCGGTCGTCACCGTCGTCGAGTGCCAAGCATTCCGCGAAAAGCCGGCCCCCACCCACAACCCATTGGCCATGCAGCACTGGAAAGCCTGCCAGCACTGCCCGCACAACCCCAGCTGCCACGCGCAGGAGAGCCGCCATGCAGACCGCCGCTGAACGCACCCTCAAGGTCCTGACTCCGGCCCTGGCCGGTCGCCTGCAGAGCTTCAACGAAGCCGCCCGCGCCTTGCGCCGCATGGAGGTGCGCCTGCACCACTTCGACCCCACTGGCCACCGCCTGGTCATCGACCCGGACGATGCCCGGCGCCTGCTCAAGCACCAGGTGCTGCAGGGCTTCACCCGCTCGGCCAGCGCCGGCAGCACCAAGTACACCGCCCTGTTCATGGGCGTCACCCTCGAATGGCGCGAAGCCATCAGCTACAGCCGCCCCGAAGAATGGGCCACCCGACACTAAGGAGTACCCGCATGACCGCTCAAATGATCCCCGCCGGCTACCGGCAAGACGCCCAGGGCCGCCTGGTGCACGAAAGCATGATCAAGCCCCTCGACATGGAGCGCGACCGCCTGGTGCGGCACCTGGTCGATCGCGCCGGCGAACTCAGCGCCGAGCTGCGCGACTTCAAGGAAGCCGCCTTCGGCGACATCAAGGCCTTCATCGAGATGAGCTTCGAGGAATACGGCGCCCGCGTCGGCGGCAAGAAGGGCAACGTTACCCTGCTCAGCTTCGACGGCCGCTACAAGATCCAGCTCGCCGTGCAGGAAAGCATCGTCCTGGACGAACGCCTGCAGGCCGCCCGCGCGCTGATCGACGAATGCCTGCGCGACTGGACCGAAGGCGCCCGCCCCGAGGTCGTCACCCTGGTCAACGACGCCTTCCGCACCGACACCAAGGGCGAGATCCGCACCGCCCGCGTTCTGGCCCTGCGCCGCCTGGAGATCGGCGACGGCCGCTGGCAACGCGCGATGAAGGCCATCGGCGAAGCCTGCCAGGTGGTCGGCTCCAAGGAGTACATCCGCGTCTACGAGCGGGACGGCGACAGCGACCAATACCGCCCCATCAGCCTCGACATTGCGGGGGTGTGACATGCACGTCCGCATCGTCTGCGCGCTGCCAGCGCGCTCGCCGGAGCTGGAGGCCGAAAGCCGCCGGATCGCCGCCGCGACCGAGGCCTTCCTCGCCCGCGGCGGCGAGATCGAGCAGGTCGGCGCCAAGATGCTCGACGGCCCCGAGCCGTTCGTCATCAA